CCTCACGACGAGCACGTAATTGTCAGGATAAAATGCCCCGATGAGGCGTCCTAGTGGAGTTTGCAAAGACTGCTGGGCCGAGTATCTTCGAGCCCTGGATGACGACCCGTTCGCAGTGATGCCCCGGTGGAGGCCCGCACCCGAGCCGGGGCCTCGCTGTGTTACCCACGCACGTGCCGAAAAGGCCCGCCGTAGCGCCCGTACACACGCGTTGAAGGTCGAGGCGGGGTTCGGGATACCAGCCGACGTCTACTGGGCTCTGTACGAGTTCCAGGGGGGCCGCTGCGCCATCCTGGGGTGCCGGGCCACCGGCAAAACCCGACGCCTAGCCGTCGACCATGACCACAAATGCTGCCCAGGCCGGACAAGCTGTGGCAAATGTGTCAGGGGCCTGCTGTGCAACCCGCACAACGAGATGTTCGGCCGCAACGGCGACGACCCGAACGTGTTCATGGACATGGCCGACTACCTGCGGTTCCCGGCATACCTGCGATACCTGTGGGTCCAGCAGGGCCGCGAGGTGCCCACATCTCGGGTACTGCGGGACCTCGCGGCCAAGCAGACCCGGGATTCGTTCGCACTGGAGCGTGGAGATGGGCAAGGAACGCAGGCACCGGCGTAACCATCCGCCATACCCCATGGAGCAGTGCTGGCACTGCCAGCGAGACAGGGTCCACTGCCGGTCGAAGATCCGGTTTTCCAGCTGGGTCGAGGCCGACCAGTGGGTCACCGAGTTCAATGAGGAGCGGGCGTACACCGACACGGTGTGGCGCTACTACTGCGACTGGTGCGACGGCTGGCACATGTACCAACCCACCGACAAAGAGGGCCTGCGGCAGGTGGAACGGATGCGGCGCAAGTGGCTACTACAGCGCCGTACGCAGACTGAACAACTGAATCGCTACGCCGGCCCCGGAGCTGTTGAGAAGCAGCGAGGCACCGTACGCCGATATCGGGAACACACCAGTGCGGTAGAGCCCGTTAGCGGACAAGGTGTAGGTGCGGCTGGTGACGACGAGATCAAAGTCGAACCCTGATGGGATCGCTACCGTCACCGTCCTGGCCACACCTCCCGACAGCGTCAAAGCGGCCCACGTATACCCGTCGTTGCCCGCCACGTTGCCATTGGCCACATCCATAGCGATCCCCGGCGTCGTCGTGTCTGCCGTCACCGCAAACCGGGAGATCGGATACACCGGCAAAACAGTCCTAGGCATCGGCGTTCACCCGCCTGGAACGGCGGCGACGCTGATACTTGCCCCTGTTCGGGTGCGGCGGCAGCTTCGCCTTGTCCTCCACCAACAGATGCAGAGGCAGGTCGGTGCCTTTACGCAACTCGTCGACCAGAAAACGGGCTCGTCGGGCCACCCACCACTGGTCCCGGTCAGAGATCGTCACCTGGAAGTTGAGCGTGCCCAAGTTCATGCCCGACAGCCAGGCGTTGCGATAGAACTGAGGCGTCTCGGTCACCAAGCGCTTGAGCACCGGCCTGACCTGGTTCGCCCAGATCGTCAGTTGGTCATGGTTCGTGGTGGTGATCTGCCACGTGAACCGGCGATGAGTCCACACAGTTACGCCTCCGGCGCAGGATTCCAGACGATGGTTCCCGCAGTGCTAAAGGTGCTCGTCGCCGGGAACGTGGCACCACCGCCGCCACTTGACTGGTTCAGCAGCTGCTGAACCATCTGCTGCAACGTGGCCACCTCGGCGGCCAGGTCAGTCACCTGCTGTGCAGTGGCTAGTCCCGGCAGCAACCGTAGACCCGAACGTAATTCGCCGCCCTTGTCCAGCAAGATGCCGTGGGAACTGGGCTGGTTAGCGTCCTGGTACTGCCACGGGGCTGCACGTAGGAACGACTTCTCCTCTTCGGTGAAGCTCATGAAACCCTCCAAATTCCAGGGTGTACTAGTGTCGCTGACCGGCGCATCCAGAACAGAGATGTGCACGTGGTTTTTGTGCATATCGGAGGAGCCGGTGTATGCCCTCCACGTCCAGGCGTCTGAGCCCGACGTGTCGAAGGTCCGAGAGTTACTGATGACATATTTGATCCGTTCGTCACGGTTGACCCGCAGTACCTCAGCAAATTTGTACGAGTCAAACCCGTGCGCCGGGTCGTGGGTCAAATCCAGAGCCGTGACCATCTCCGAGCCGACCCCGGACACGCTGTGTGGACAATGATCGGAGGTCGTCGAATGATTAGTGTCACAGATGGTTCCGTCGGCACCCTTACCACGATTCGGGGCAAGGGTGTTGACCTGGTCCCGCAGGACCAGAAGCGACTCCATCACGCGCCAGGCCATCAGACCTCCATGTTCGGCAGCTTCGAGTCGGGGGGGATCAATGCCGCCAGCGTCACGTTCGTTCGGTGGGCCAGGTCCAACTGTTCACGCATCTGTTGGCGTTCCAAAACGGCCTGGGCACGTTCTAGGGCCATCTGTGCACGCAGTGCCTCATTGTTGCCGTTGGCCAGTTCTTTTACTTGTCCCAGCTGTTCGGACGAGACCGCGTTGTTCTTGTAGTTCTGGGCGGCGCTGAACCCGAGGGCGCCCAGGATCAGCACCCCGAGGCTGGCGATGGCGCCTAGTTCCTGACCGAGCGCGACCAGGAGTACCAGTGTGGTGCACAAAATTGCTACGAGGGTCACGAAATGCCAGCCGTTGAGCTTGTCCATAATCCCTCGCATTCCCCGATCATGTCATATTTGTATCTTTTTATCCAGGTTCTACAGGGTGCGCCAGACCCGCAGCGCTGAACCGATCCGGACCACGATCGCTGACGCGTCCACCGCGTTCTGGCACGCCTGGACTTGGAGGTTGCCCGCCGTGCCACCCATCGTCAGCCGCCCGTGAGCGTGGATGTAGACCGAGTTGGCCGTGCCCGTGCCCGACGTTCCGAAGGCGATGAACCCAGCCGACGCCGTCTGCACCGGCCCGAACACGCCGTCACCGACCCCGGCGGCGATAGTCAATGCAGGACCGATGGCTCCCCAGCGGGCGTTGGTGACACCGGCAGGCCACGTGAACGCCAGGCGGCAGTCCGAGGCAGTCGTTGCGTCGATGAAAAAGTCGAGTTCGAATCGAAACGTCCCGGCCGTTGGCAGCGGACACACTAGTGCGGTCACGTTTTGAAGCGCGATCGACGAGGCGGCCAGGGTCTGATCCCCTGTCACCTCCACCTCGATGTTCAGTGCCCGGTGGTAGAGACTGATCCAATTCGCCGTGTTCCAGATGTCGACCCGGTCCACATCGGCCAGCGCTGACGCCTCGTTCTCGTTCGGTGCTGGGTTGCGGGCGGTCCGATCCGCTTCGGAGGCATACCGCTGCCACAGCCGGTTTTCCATGACGCCGTCCCAGGACACCTGCGCCGACGGCAGGTTCGCCGGGTCGGCGCCCTGCTGCTCCGGAATGCCCTGGTTGGCACTGTTGACAGGCATGGGTTCTCCTAGGGAAGCGCAAGCCGGGTGGCGGTGAGTCTGCCGAAAAAGTTCAAGGTCGGTTGAGTGCCGGTATACAAGACGGTCGAAGTGATCGTTTCACCGACAGCCATCAGTGGCATCAGCACCGAGACGCTGAAGGTGGAGGCGGGGACGAGGGCACCGGTGTTCTGTGACTCGCGGTAGGCGACCTCGGCGCCGGCGCGTAGCACTGCATAACGTACCGACGTGACGTTTCCGGACAGGTTGCCCGAATGCTGGGAGGTCACCAGGTACGTCCCGGCAACCTGCACGGTCAGCAAGGTTGGCGAGCCGATGTTGAACATGGTGGAACGGTCGTAGACGACGGTGTTGTAGGTCAAGGTGGTGGTGACACCGGTGGCGATCGACTGGCTGGCGGCGTTACGGACCGCCGCCGCGGGTGGCTGGGTGGCCAGGTCGGCGTTGGCCCACACCGTCGACAGGGCTGTTTCGATCCCGATCGAGTAGTCCTGGAGGTCGGCCAGGGTGATGGTCTCGGGTTCGCAGGGGAACGGAATGCCGAAGACCTCGGTGACGTCACCCATCTAGATCACCAGCCCCGATCCCAGATAGATGTACCACAGCCGCCATGCCCCAATGGGAATGACGATGGTGCTAGACGTATTAGCATGCGCAAACCCGGCCCCAATACGAACCATGTTGGCCTCTACTTTCACCAGTCCCGTCACTTCGATGGAACCGTCGCCGCCGGCTGCCGAATGCTCATATTCGGTGGCCTTATACACCTCGTCGGCGGTGGTGGCGATGTTGGCGATACCGTCAATGCGGTCAACGGCATATAGCAGCAGGGTCCGCTGGGTGTTGTTGTTTGGTGTGGCCACTGTGTACTTCACGGTGGAGCCAGCCAGGTAGATCCCCGGCGGCCACACGAATGAGACAGGGAAAGAAGCAGTTGCAGCGAAGCCGTTGGCTTGCACCGCCAAGCTGCCGCCGTCGGTGAGCAGATCCGCCCCCGTGTAGCCGTCTGGTAGTACGGTGCCTGCCGCGTTGGTGACGGTGACGGCACCCACGTTGGTGGCACTCCACCACCAGCGGCCCAGGTAGTCGTTAAGCGCGGTGTTGATCCCTGACAGGGCGGCGTCGATAGCTTCAGCGTTGCACTGCAAGGACAGGGCGACGGCCGCGGGGTCATCCGCCGACAGGCATGTCTGTCCGTGCGTTCCTACGTTGGTCATGGCAGATCACTGAGCCAGGCCAGCCCAAGTTCCACAGTGTCGATCCGTACGACATCGTTTGTGAACCCGTTGATGTTCACGTTCATGCTCAGCGAGTCGCCTGCTGTGAATCGCATGACCCCCAGCGCCGACGACTGCTGAAGTTGGTTCACGGCACCATCGACAAACACGATACGAGGTTCCATGTTGTTGTCTGCGGCAATGGCCAAACTGAAAGTCAGATCCTCCTGGAGCAATGCGTTAGGACCGGCCGCGGTCGCAGTGCCTTCCATGTACATCCACACCGCGTACAACCCGCTGGTGTTGATGACCACCGTGTTGGTGTCCGCAGTCAAATTCACCATGTTGTCGGTGTTGACCACGACAGTGTCAAACGGTGCGGGGGTCTCCTCGCTACCCGAAGTTTCGATTATCGAGAAGGGTGTTGTGGTGCGTACCCACACCATGGGAATGGTCGTGTCGGTGCGAGCCACCACCGCATCCAGAAGGTTCAGCTGAACCTCAGTGGCTTCAGCGATGGCACACAAGGTGTCACCGATGTCGCAGGGGTCGTCGGCCCCCTCCACGACGGGGATCTGGTAGATCGGGGTGCACGTCGTCATTGGGTGTACTCCTGCGCCTGCCACTGCACCTCGGCCGTGAACGAAGCCGACGGCCCGAAGATGAACATGGTGAACCCGGTGGTGGTGACGTTGATGGCTCGGGCGTGCCAGTTGGCGGTGGCGCCGGCACCGGAGTTGATGTTCCCCGAGACGGCTGGCACCCGGGTAAACGGCCGGGCAAAAGTGACCGCCGTGGTGGCGCTAGTCACCGCGGCTACTGTCATGCTCACCGAACCCGCCTGATACGTCGGGCCGGTAGTTCCTACGCCGTCACTAGACGTTTTGCCGAAGATCAACCACGTTTGATCCTGGCGGAGCACGGCCACCGAGTCGCCGATGACAGGCGCATATGACCCCAGCGCGTGTCCGGGCATCAGCGTGCCCTGGACGTTGACAACTACCGGCGCCACGCTGGCGATGACGCCGATACGCAGCCGGTCGTCGGGTGGCAAGGCTTCGGTGATCGCCTCGGGCAGTGTCATCTATTCCACCAGGAGGCCAAGCACCTGGGCCCGGCCGACGACGACCATGGGCGAAAGGTCCAAAGGAATGGTGAAACCAGACACAACCTGAATAATGCCCGACTTGCCCCTTGCGTTCAAGGTCACGACGTCGCCCAGCTCCAAAGCTGCATCGACCGGCTGGCTCCACGACCATGCATCATTGATCGAGATCGACATCCGCAAAGCCTCGTCGGCCGCGGTCTGCGCCGCCCCCTGTGTCGCCGGGGTCTGAAGGTTGATCGTTTTGTGCCGCAACCCGAAGTTACCCAGCACATATGTTGGGCTTGCGGGGTTTAGATCCTGTGCCAGTGCGTACACCGGCGGCGAACCATCGGCTCGTTCCCCCGTGACGGTGATGCTGTTGTGGGCGCTGACGCGGTCGCGTGACGCCGAACCTTGGATCAAGCCGCCCGGACCTTCCGACAGTGTCACCAACGACGGGGCATCGACGGCAAACGGATACCGGCGCAGCACGAAGTCCCCATTCGCCAGCGCAAACCACACGCAACCAGCCGCGGTGGCCATCTCATCTAGCGCCCCGGCTCGGTCTGACTCCCAGGTCAGCTGCGGAACCAGCAGCGGCACCTGATCGCTGATCCCGAACGAGGCGTCCCGCACCCCTTCGGATACCAGCCGGACAAACTCGGCATGCACGGTCGCCCCGGCGTTGGAGTTTTCTGGTCGCAAAAATGATGCGTCGAGGACCTCGTTGGCCCGGTCCATGCCCAGCAGTTCGAACTGCCCGTCCGGGCCAAGGTCGACGTCGTGGATACGGCCGGTGAAAACTACCCACCGATACGCCGAGCCGTCGGCGAATTGGATGCCCCGCCACACCCGGATGCGGTTGCCGTACGGCGCCAGCAGGTCGTCGATGTCGAACGGGTACAGCGTCTCATCCAAGATCAAGCTCAGTTGCCGGGTGACCCGGTTACCCAACGTCGCCGACACCGAGCCGCCCAGAAACTGCAACCCGCCGTTGTCGCCCACCCGGTCGGCGGGGATCGGCAAGACCGCCCCGGCCCCGTCGAGCACCTCCACCAGCACATACGAGGTGTGTGGGGTCGCCAGCGCCTGGCGGTATGTGGCATCTAGTCCACCGGCGAGCATCAGTCACCCGCCAAAGTTTCATCCCAGTCCACTTCGCCGGCGTTGAGCGCAGCCCAAGAGGCGTAGTCGGAGTTGACCTCGTCCCAGTCACGTTCCACCGTGTCCGGGATCGGGGTGTCGGTGGAGGCTCGGCCCCGCAGCAAGTCGGCGTAGGTGAGCCCGGCAGCGATCAGCGCATCCCAGGTGGGGTAGATGTCACACAGGTCCCTGACCCGTGTGCCACAGACGCCGGTAGTGGGACCGGAAGGACGGGCCACCTCCCCGTGTGGCAGGGTGACAACGCGGGGCTGGACCCGGTGGTCGGACACCGGCCGGGTTTCGACCATGTTTCCTACCGACATGTACCGGTCGTCGATGCCGTGCTCGGCCGGGCCACGTAGCAGCAGGGGACTGCCGGGCACGTTCAAGGTACGCAACGCGTCCCGGTCGGCGAACGTCTTCGAAGCGACAGTCAGCTGGGACGTCACGGCCTGACGGGCTCGGTTGACGACAATCGGATACCGAGCGTTGACCGGGAGGAAGGCGCCAGTGACCGCCGGGAACTCCTCGTCCGCCATATTGCCGAAGAAGATCCCCTGAGTGGGTACACAATTTGGGTCGATTGGCGCATCGAACAGCAAAGTCACATCGTTACAAGGCCGCACCGGATCACCGAGACGGAAGCTGCCGGAGCTGGGAACCACCAGGTCGTTGGAGCAGGTCTCCATCGTCTCCAGGTCAGCGCACGGGTCGTACACGTACAAGTTGTCCCAGGCGAACACGACCGTGCCGTTGGTGTTGCCGCCTTCGCGTCGGGTGTTCAAAGTGAACGGGTTGGCGGTAGGCACCGACGAGTCGGTGACGCTGAGCATCCAGTCGGGTTCGGGGTCGGTGGTGCGCCACACCTTGCACCGGATCTGGCTGCCCCACACCTCCAGTTTCAGCGTCCACGTCATCCCCGCAGCGTGGGTGCCAGAGGCCACGGTAGTTGCCAGGATGGCGAAGGCACCCCCGGCGGTGCGGGCCAGGTTCACCGTCACCACGCCCGCGGTAGAGATCAGGACCTGGCAGCGGTAGTTGTTGTTGGCGTCGGTGAAGCGGGCGTTCAGTTCCGCCGACAGGGAAGCACCTGTCGGCAGCACCGGCACCGTCAGTTCTGCCGACATTCCATAGTTCGAGGTGGTCGGGGTGAGGATCGACCGGCGGAAGTTGCCGGTGTCGGTGACGGTCTGGGTGGCCCTGGTGCCATTCACGTCGTAGTCGCCGGGCACGGTGCCACCGGAGAGGACGTACGTCTGCCCAGCGATCAGTCCCGATTCGACGGTTCCCCACGAGTCCACCAGAACCCGGGTGTAGCTGTCCGCGGCGATCAACGCCGCCGGCTGTGTCACCAGGTCCCCGGCGGCGTCGATGGCCTGGGTGCAGTAGTAGACGCAGCGGTCCAGTTGGGCTTCGGTGTCCCAGAAGATGCCATAGCCACACGACAGGGTCAAAAAGTCGCCGTCGAAGCAGACATAGGGACGCAGGGGTGTCCGTTCACCGGTCAGGCAGTCGACCCGGTAGACGGCGGCGCCGGTGGCCCAGCCCACGTCTGCCCAGTTGACCTCGACCCGGGTGTATGCGGGGGCCGGGTAGAGCAGGGTCGAGATCGCAGGCACGTCAGCTCCTTGCTCCGGTGGACAGGCTGCGGGCCGTACGCTGATTGGCGCGGGTGATGCGGTAGTCGGTGCGGGCGTCGAGTTGCTCGTTGCCGACGTACACGTTGACGATGGTGCCTTCGGGCTGCATTACGTCTCGCATCCCGGCGTCGGCGAGGATGGCCCGGTTGCGGCTGATGGTGTTGGCCGGGTCGAGGATGGCCTCATTGTTGTGGACCATGGCTAGGCCGTCGTGGGGGACGATGCCGCCGCCAGCGAATCCGCCTGCCCATTGCGCGGCTTTACCAAGGGCGCCAAGCGGATTGCCGATGTGATTGTTGATCCAGTTAATCGCGTCGATGATCTTGGACAGCTTGTTCACCATCTGGATCACAAACCCCAGCGCGATCTCAAAAGCCTTAGCGATCAGCTTCGCCAGTTTCACCATGTTCTCCAGGGCATGAGAACCCTCGGGACTTTTCACCCACGCGGTGAACCGATTGATCGCATTGGTCAAGATGGTCAGGAAGTCCTTGCCGCCGGTTTGCAGCCGGGAAAACAGTGCCGCGAACAAGCCAATCAGCGCTTTCACCAAACCCCAGATGACACTCAGGGCAGAGATGCCGATGCGCAGCCACTGCTCGAACCGGCCGTCGGTGATCGCCCCCATGATCCAGGCGGCGAATTCGCCAAGGAAGTCGCCGAACTTGTTCAGCAGTTCCACCACCACCGGCAGGGCGGCATTCGCCATGGCCCCCAGTGCCACCAGTAGCTGCACCAATACGTCGGAGTTGGTCCGGATGAAGTCGGCGACGGTGAACAACATGTCCCGGATCATGTTGATCATCTCTGGCTGCGCAAACGCCCGCATGATTGATGCGATCAGACTGCCCAACGAGTTGGCGACCGCGGCGAAACCCTCGGTGAGTTTGCCCAGCGTCGCCTTCAGCGTTGGTCCAAGCTGCTTGAGGATCGGGTCGAAAAACTGTTGCTGGACGATGTCACGCAACGCGGCGAACTCGGCGCGGAAAGGCCGCAGAACCGACACCAGTTGGCGCATCACCGGCGGCAGCTTCTTGAACCCTTCGATGAACTTCTTTGGGTCCTTCTCAAACACCAGACCCATGGCGTCGCCAAGGTCTTTGAGCGCCACGATCAGCGGCATGATCACCGCGAGCAGCACCGTCAGTGCTGCCGGGATCAGCAGGGCCAAGTTCAGCAGGGCCGCAAACGGCGCCAAGGCCACCGTCAGCGCGAAGAACAACACACCCAAAGCCGCGGACAGGGCGGCCACCACGACGACCATGGTGGCCACGGCGGGGGCGGCAGCGATCAGCTCCGCGGCAGCGGCGGCTAGGGCGGCGCCGATCCTCGTGAACCCCAAAGCCAGTGTGGATTGCACCCGGGCGAGGTCCCCGCCGACACCGATGAAAGTTTTGAACCCCTCGACGGCGAGTCCCACGACACCCTGGAACACCAGGTCAATGCCGTGGATGAGACTGAACATGCCCCTGGTGAGGCGACCGATGCTTCGAAACACCGCCCCGACACGCAGAGCGAAGTTGCCGAACAGACGGGTGAGGATGAAGTTACCCCTGGCCAACCGGTCGAAGGCAGAACGTAGACCGCCCTGTTTGTCGATGCGATCACGCAGGTCGTCGATCCAGCGGCCGAGGGTGGCAAACCGGGTCCGCAGGATCGGGAATCGAGAGCCGATACCGTCGTCGAGGCCGTCGCTGATCTTTTGCCCGGCGATTTTGGCCCTGCGGTTTCCGTCCTTGCCGACGGCATCGAGAATGGTTTTAAGCTGCGGGGCGATCTCTCGGGCAAACGGCTTCGTGTCCGCATGGACCTCGATGAAAGCCTCGCCCAGAGTCGTCACAAGAGAATCATAGGGGCCAAAACGGACAAAGGCTACCGTGCTGCCCGCAATGCGGCGAGGAACGCTTCGGTGTTGGCGACCTCGTCGAAGTTCCTACTCTCCTGCGGCGGCGGCTGAGTCAGAGCCCTACTCCAGTCGGCCGCCTGTTGGGGCTTCGGGCCCTTAAGGATCAGATCAATCATGGTGCTATAGGCCCCGTCCAGCCAGTATCCCAACGGCATCCCCCACGGGTACACGCCCATGCGGGCCATCTCGCCACCAACCGATTCCCAGTTACGCCGAACCGAGTAACACAGTCGCAACGCGATCCACCAAGACCGCCCCGACACAGCCTCGATCAGATCCAAGATCGCCTGCTCCAGGTCGGCGTCACCGGCGTGACCCGCGACGATCATATGGTTGACAGCGAACACCGCATCGGGACCCGCCAGTCCCGGAAACAGGGCCTCATAGTCGATCGGATCCGCCAACAGCAGCTCCAGCCAGCCCGCCGCG